CCTCAGCAACAGCCGTATTGCCAAAGGAAGCTGTGAGGGCGTGACGATCAGGGAGGACGAATTGATTTCAACCGTAACCTCTATCTTGGAAAAGGAGCTTTCGGTTGTCCTGGGATCTTCATTTTCGCTCTTTCAGTATGAGGCAAGGCAGCAGCAAGAAAGGGATCGCATTAAGGAACAGCTTTCCGCAAAGCGTCAGAATATGGAGCAAAACCGAAAGCTGATCCGCGGCTTGTATGAGAACTATATTCAGGGAATTGTGACCGGCGAGGAATATCTTTCTCTCAAAGAAGATTACGAAAAGCGCATCGCGGCATTGTCCGCAGATATTGCTGCTCTGAACAATGAAACGGCTGTGCTGGATGAACAACTTGCCCGTTATCGCTCGATTGAGGAAGATGCCCACATGCTGGGAAGCGATCACGATCTGACGGCGGAGCTGATAGAAAGGCTGATCGATCGTATTCAGATTACCCACGACCATGACATTCATATCACCTTCCGTTTTCAGAATGAATTTTCGGAGCAGAGAAAGGCGGTGTCCAATGCGTAAATACCTGATCGCTTTATATATCCGTCTGTCTTTGGAGGACGTGAAAACGGAAAGTATGAGTATACCCAATCAAAGGCTTATTCTGCGGGAGAAAGCAATGTCGCTTTCTGAATGGGATAATGCTGATGTTATGGAGTTTGTGGACAACGGACACAGCGGGATGAACTTTGAACGCCCTGCTGTTCAGGAGCTTTTGGAAATGGTGCAGGCCGGAAAGGTCGATTGTATCATTGTAAAGGACCTGTCCCGCTTTGGGCGCAACAGCATAGAGACCGGCTATTTTATAGAGCGTGTTTTCCCTCTGTATCACACCCGGTTTATCTCTGTCAGCGATCACTTCGACACCGCAGACTATAAGGGCGATACGGGCGGCATTGACGTTGCCTTCAAGTATCTTATCAGCGAGTGCTACAGCCGCGATATGTCCATGAAAACCAAGAGCGCCAAATATGCGAAAATGCGCCGCGGTGAGTATCAAAGTGCGATATGCCCTTATGGGTATAAAAAGAGTGCTGACGGACGCATGGAGCCCGACACGGAGGCTGCCGAAGTCGTTAAGCAGATCTTTCTATGGGGAGCCGAGAGCAATACCGCAGCGGAAATTATACGAAGGCTGTATGAGAAAAGAATACCGACCCCTGCAGAGTACCGGGCGGTCAAAGGAAAGCATATCCATGATACCAGCCGGTCAAATGGCGTGTGGTCCCCCTCGGCTGTTATAAAGATTTTGACTGATGAACGATATGCGGGAACCTATGTGATCGGAAAGCGCGCCGTCAAAGAGATCGGCGGCACACGCTCCCGGCTGAAAGATGAAAGCGAATGGTTCAAAATACCGGATCACCACCCGGCCATCGTAAGCATGGAGCTATACGAGCGAGCCAACGCTGCAAGGCGTCAGTTCAAGCTGCCGAACAAGCAGCGCAGGGAGTATCTTCTGCGCGGGAAAGTCTATTGCGGATACTGCGATCACGCCATGTCCCGCAAGGGGAAGACGAATTGGTTTTATTGCCGCCATACGGATGTCTCTGACAGCTTTCCTTGCCACGGATTACAAGTTCGGGAAAAGGATTTGGAGCAAGTGGTTTTTGAAAGCATAAAGGCGCATGTGCTTCCGGTCCTGGGGATCGACATCAGCAAGGATGATCTGGATCTGCGAACTGTTCAGCAGGCGGAACAGGAAAAGAAGCTCCGCAGCTTGCAGGACGGCAAAAGGCAGCTTTATGAGCGTTACGCACTCGGAGAAATCGACCTTGCCACCTACAAAGCCGAAAAGGAAAAGTATGATGCCGCTCTGGTGGGCGAAAAAAATACCCATGCCGTCATTGCGGCGCGGGCGAAGCAGGCACAGGGCGATTATGAGGCGGGCGTAAAACGGCGCGAGCTTGCGACAGAAATTAGCAGTTCTAAAGATTTGACTAAATCGCTGGTGGATACGCTGATAAACAGGATCTATGTTTTCAAGGATGACCGAATTGAAATTGACTATGCTGTCCGGGATATTTTCGAGAATGCGGCAACAAATATGACACCATTAAACGGCTCCGAGAAATAGGAACGGTGGCTGCGAAAATCGCTCCGTTCCTGGTCCAAAAGTAATTGCTAATTTTTTTGTTTTCTGCTTGACATACGGGTGTCTGAGGTCATGGAAGCGCACATGCTCCTCGATGCCCGCGTTTTTCAGCAGCTTCCGGTTGATCCTCGACACGGCATCCGGACTCCAGTAGCCGCCCGTCCGGGGCGACGGGAACAGGATGGGGTTGTCCGGGTGCTGTTCATGCTCCTGCACCAGTAGGTCCACTGCCTGCTGTGACAGTGCCACCTTGCGGACGGATTTTTTTGTTTTCGGCTCCGTCACATCCAGCTCGCCCTCCATGCGGGTGACCTGCTTATTCACCGTCAGGATGCGCTCTTTCACATTCAAATCTGTCCACTGGAGCGCCAGCAATTCGCCCCGGCGCAGGCCACTGGACAGTTCCAGATAGAACATGGGCAGGACGCCGTACTTCTCCGCTTCCTGAAGGTATCTGCCGATCTTCTCCGGCGGCAGGATGGTCATCTCTTTCTTGTCCTTGGGCGGGATGCTGCAGTTCTCGCAGGGATTGTATGGGATGAGCCGCTCCTTCACCGCCTGCTTCAGCGCCGCCTGCAGCACCGCGTGGACGCGCCGCACGAAGGTGTTGGATAGCGCTTTGCCGTTCTGCTTCGACCCACGCTGCACCCTGCCGTTTTCCTTGGTCTCGTTGTACATCCTCTGGATATGGATGGACGAGAGCTGCCTGAGCTTGATCACACCGATGGCCGGGATGATGTGGTGTTCGATGATCCCTTCATAGCCCTTGGCGGTATTGTAGCGGATGTTGGGCTTGCTGTAAGTCTCAAACC